GTTTTGATGTGCATAGTTATACAGCCAAAGTTATAACTGATGCAGGTCAGAGGATCAGCCGACAAGATGCGAAGTCACATACATTCGCACCTTTGTATGGAGCTAGTGGTTTTGGACGTACCCCTGCGGAAGCTGCGTACTATGAACAGTTCACCAAGAAGTATTCTGGTATAGCTAAGTGGCACAAAGAATTGGCACGTGAAGCATTGGGTACAGGTAAGATACGAACACCGTCAGGACGTGAGTTCTCATTTCCAGATGTGGTACGTAGATCAAATGGTAGTGTGACATATTTCACACAGATCAAAAACTTCCCTGTACAGTCCTTTGCCACTGCTGACATCGTACCTATATCACTCATATACATTGATAAGATGTTAGGTATAAACCAAATGCAATCATGCATAGTCAATACAGTACACGATTCTATTGTTATTGATGTGCATCCAAATGAGAAGGAGAAAGTATTACGTGTAATAAAAGCTGCCAATGACTCACTAATTCAAATAGTAAATCGTAAGTGGAATATTGATTTCAACTTGCCATTATTATTAGAAGCAAAAATTGGTGATAATTGGCTTGACACCGTAGATGTGTCGTGATATAACTAAGATTCGTTTTAACAGAAAAGGAGAATTATATATGAACCAAGTAACAATTAACACAGGAAACTTTAACGCAATGGCTGAAGCAATGGGTATGAATGTAGATACTCAACAGAAGTCTCAGGCAAGTACGCTTGCTCGACTACGCATCAACCATTCACCTATCATGGGTGAGGAAACCATCAATGGTAAAAAGGTTAAAGTGGAAGTTGTGTCAGGTGGTACATATAAGTTGGAGATACCAGATGGTCCAACCTACTATGCTACCTCCGCTACTATACGTCCATACCTACAACGCTTTATGTACAAGCGATTTGTAAAAGGTAGTGACACTACACCTAATCGTTACATCAAAACTTTGATGGCTAATGATTTGAATAGTGACATGAAGGACAACGATGGTGGCTTCAACTGTGGTAAACCTGCAGGATACATTGAAGACTTCAAGGCGTTGCCTGAGAAGACACAAGATTTGATTCGTCAGATCAAACGTGTTCGTGTATTGTTTGGTACAGTGCAGCTACATAATATTGTGGATGACCAAGGTAAGTCTGTGGAACTATCACCACAAGCATTTATCTACGAGATTGAAAACCGTGATGCATTTAAAATTGCAGGTACAATCTTCAACAAGCTAGGTAAAATGCGTAGGCTACCTGTGCAGCACAATATAGAGGCAACCACAGAGGAACGATCATTACCAAATGGTAACGTGTTCTACTTGCCTACATTCACACTTGATCTAGGAGAAACTCTAGATGTGGGTGACGGTGAGCAAGAAACCTTTGCTAATTTCATGGCGTGGATTGAGAACTACAATGAGTATATCAAAAGCGCATGGAATGACAACGCCTACAAGAACGATGATACCGACACTGATACGGTAGAAGAGTTCGTAGACATTGACGCAGAGGACTTTGTGTAATGTACCATCGTGCTGAACTGGCGATACATCAGTATCTTGAGGACGCTGCTAATGGTAACTCCACTATGTCAGATGAAACCATCGACACTGTGGCACGTGAAGTAGCTGAAGCACTCAAGCGTCAGTTCGGTAGCGGTAATAAACGTGGCGAGTTCAGGTTAAGGATGTCCAACATTGGGCGTCCTACTTGCCAACTCTGGTTTGATAAGAACAAACCTGAGACAGCATTACCAAAGCCGACTACGTTTGTGATGAACATGATGATAGGAGACATAGTTGAATCTGTTTTTAAAGCTATTCTTAAAGAGTCTAATGTGGCTTTTGAAGACACTGATAAAGTTAGCCTTCCAGTGGGAGATAGTAATGATACTAACGTTTCTGGCAGTTATGATCTTATTATAGATGGTGCAGTCGATGACGTTAAGTCAGCATCTGACTGGTCTTACCGCAATAAGTTTGAGTCATTTGACAAACTAAAGTCTGGTGATTCGTTTGGATATGTCGGGCAGTTGGCAGGTTACGCAAAAGCCTCTGGTAAAAAAGCAGGTGGTTGGTGGGTAGTCAACAAAGCTAACGGAGGTATTAAATACGTACCTGCTGACAACCTTGACATGGAAGCTGAGTTAGAAAAGATTAAGCAAACTGTGGAGACAGTCAATGCTAATGAGTTCAAACGATGCTTTGCACCTGTACCTGAGTTCTTTAGGCGTAAGCCTACAGGTAATATGGTGTTAAATGATGCCTGTAAATTCTGTGACTACAGGCGTGAGTGTTGGCCTACGTTGAAGGAAGAACCTTCACGTGTATCAGAGGCCAAAGACCCTAAGATAGTGGCATATATTGAGGAGTAAAACTATGATAGGTGATGCAGAAATTCAAGAGCTACAAGATAACATCAAAGAGATGGAACGAGAACTCTTGGAAAAGAAGAAAGCTTTACGAGAGGCTAAGTATGCAGGGCTACGCACAGCAATGCAAGCTCGTAAAGAAGCTGATGAAGCTATCCGTCAGGAGCTAAAGGAACTAGGTGTACAACCAACATCTTTTGGTGCACCCTTCCATTATCACTGGAAGTTCTAGTGGACGGTAAGCGATTCAAACATGCGTTAAAGCAGGGGTATAGGAGTGGGCTAGAAATAAAAGTCAAAGACCATTTGAGAGAACGTAAGGTACGTTTTAAGTACGAGTCTCTCAAGATAGAATGGGAAGACTTAATGTACCGCACCTATACTCCTGACTTTATACTGCACAACGGACTAATAATAGAAACAAAAGGACGGTTTACATCAGACGATAGACGTAAGCATATAGCTATAAAAAAACAACACCCTGAACTTGACATACGTTTTGTGTTTGAGAACAGCAAGCGCAAGTTAAGCAAGGGTGCTAAGAATACATATGCTACATGGTGTGAACGTAATATGTTCTTATATGCAGACAGGGTTATTCCAGAAGAATGGTTGAGTGAAAAAGGTAAAGACAATCATCCAGACTTAGTAGAGTTTCCTTATGAAAAAATAAAAAGGAGATGACATGGAAGAGGACAATACCTTTATTGATTTTAATCCTAACGATTTCATTATACGTATCTCTCCTGTAATGGAGAACGGTGAATGGAATGGGGAAATTAATGTAGGTCAGGTAACTACAGGAGAAAATACGTTACAAGATAACGACTATGCACACCTTAGTATATTGACAGATATGTTAATATGTGCTATTCCTTTAATAGAAAAGGACGATGCAATTAGGAAGGAACTTTTTAAATTAGTAGAAGAACAATTTGGAGAGGATAAACCTAAAGTAATAAAACGTGACGGTAATATTTTGAAGGTAAACTTTTAGAGAGGAGAACACGAATGGCAGACAATGTAAACAATCCACCACACTATAATCAAGCAGGTATTGAATGTATTAATGCCATTCGTGCCGCTACTGATGATGGCTTTGAGTATTATCTACAGGGTAACATTATGAAATACCTATGGAGATATAAGTACAAGAATGGTTTGGAAGACCTACACAAAGCTCAGTGGTATTTGAATAAACTTATAGAGGTGGTTGATGATAGTTAAGGTATTTCTTACATTAGAGATTGACGAAGAAGAGTATCCTGTTCCTGTAGACGGTTTCATTGACCCAGAGATAGAGGATACTTTACATGATTACATTCACGATGTGGATGGTATTAAGATTAGAAACATGAAAATAATTACGCAGGAGTAGACATGAACAATTATTTACCAACAGACTACCAAGCATTTATACATACCTCTCGTTATGCTAGGTGGTTAGAGAAAGAACAAAGACGAGAGAGTTGGAGCGAGACAGTAGAACGTTACATGGATAATGTTGTACGTAAGGTTGCAGGTAATGATAGTTATATAAATCAAATACGTGATGCTATACTTAGCTTAGACGTAATGCCTAGCATGAGAGCAATGATGACAGCAGGTGCAGCAGCAGACCGTGATAACATCTGCATGTACAACTGTTCATACCTTCACGTAGATCATCCCCACGCCTTTGATGAAGCAATGTTCATACTCTTGTGCGGCACTGGTGTTGGTTTCAGCGTAGAGCGTCAGTTCATTAGCAAGCTTCCCGAAGTGCCTGAACTGTTCAATAGTGATACTACCATTGTGGTAAAGGACAGCAAGGAAGGGTGGGCTAAGTCTTATCGTCAATTGTTGGCTCTTCTATGGGCAGGTGAAATACCACAGTGGGATGTTAGTAGAATACGTCCTGCAGGTTCTAGACTAAAAACATTTGGTGGTAGAGCTAGTGGACCTGCACCGTTGGTTGATCTGTTTAACTTTACGGTAGCAACATTTAAAAATGCACAAGGCAGACAGCTTACGTCATTAGAGTGTCACGACATTATGTGTTTTATAGGACAAATAGTTGTTGTAGGTGGTGTCAGACGTAGTGCTATGATTAGCTTGTCTAACCTTAGTGATGATCGTATGCGTCATGCTAAGTCAGGACAGTGGTGGAACGAAGCTGCACACAGGGCGTTAGCTAATAACAGTGTGTCGTATACAGAAAAGCCAGATTCAGAAACGTTTATGCGTGAGTGGTTGGCATTAGTAGAAAGTAAATCAGGTGAGAGGGGGATATTTAATCGTGAAGCATCTAAGAAACAAGCTGCAAAATATGGTAGGCGTGATCCAGAACATGACTTTGGCACTAATCCGTGTTCCGAAATCATATTACGATCAGGTCAAGTGTGCAATCTTACAGAGGTGGTTGTCCGTGCATCTGACACTCTGGAAGATTTGGAACGTAAAGTACGACTGGCTACAATTCTTGGAACTATACAGTCTACATACACCAAGTTCCCATATCTGCGAAAGGTGTGGCAACGAAATACAGAAGAAGAACGACTGCTCGGTGTGTCTCTCACAGGGGTAATGGATAACCCATTAATGACCACAAAAAATAAAGGATTGGATAAGACACTTGAACACTTACGTAAGGTTGCAGTTACTACCAATGCTTTGTGGGCTGACCGTCTTGGCATTAATCATAGCACAGCTATTTCTTGCAACAAACCTAGTGGAACTGTATCACAACTCGTGGACTCAGCCAGTGGGATACATGCACGTCATAACGACTATTACATTAGAACCGTTAGAGGAGATAACAATGACCCTCTTACAACCATGATGAAAGACCAAGGCATACCTGCTGAACCATGTGTATTTAATCCTGAGACTACTACAGTGTTTAGCTTTCCCATGAAAGCACCACACAAAGCTGTTACTCGTAATGATATGACAGCAGTTGAGCAGCTAGAGACATGGCTGATGTATCAACGGCATTGGTGTGAGCATAAACCCTCCGTGACTTGCACTGTACGTGATGATGAATGGTTAGAGGTAGGTGCATTTGTGTATAAACACTTTGATGAAATGTCAGGTGTATCATTTTTACCACACTCTGATCATACTTATCAGCAAGCACCATATCAGGATTGCACTAAGGAAGAATATCAGGCATTACTAAAGCAGATGCCAAAGGCTATTGATTGGTCTGTGTTATCTGAGTATGAAAAAGAGGACAGCACTAAGTCAAGTCAAACATTTGCTTGCACTGGTGATGTCTGTGAAGTTGTGGACATTGGAGCATAAAGGAGAAGCGTATGTTAGAACCAATTAAAGGATCATATTATAGAAAATTTCAACCTCAGTCTTACAAAGAGAATGACAGTAAGGGAAAGATAACAATAACAAACTATTTAGAAAGTATTGGACACACTATTCTTGATACGAAAGAAGATTATTCTTTTGATATAAAAAGCGAGAAGAATGGGTGCATGTACTACAGTGAGGTAGAGATGAAGAACCAATGGACAGGTGATTGGAATCCTAGTTGGACTGACATACGCATACCTTATAGAAAGCACAGACTCATAAATAAATATACACAGGTACAAGGTGACAAAACATTTTGTAACTTTTATATTATACGCAGAGACTGTCAGAAAGCTTGGAGAATAAAGGACTACCAACTTACCAAAGAATGTGCAAAGGAGATATGGCTATCTAACGCAGGACGTTACGAGCACTTCTTTCACATACCGTATCAAGAAGCAGAACTAGTAAACTTAGTATAAGGAGATTGCATATGAAACATTTAACTCGCAAACAACGTGGCCTTGGCAAGTATGATGCACCGTTAAAATTTCAACACGAGAAAGGTTACAACGATTTTAAACATGGGCGAGTGTTTAATCCATTCCATAAAGATACTATGCAGCATCGGGAATGGCTACGTGGGTTTAATAAAGCCTACTTTGAGCAACTAAAAAGGGTAAAGGAGTATGAACTTAAAGCAAGAAGCAGAGCAGTTTCTGAAGGACAAGTACGACATGGTTGATTTTAATTCATATCAAAGGTCAGCCGTTACTACAGCAATCTATCCTAATCAACATAAGATTACCTATCCTGCATTGGGAATGGCAGGTGAGGCAGGTGAGGTAGCCAACAAGGTAAAGAAACTTATTCGTGATGGGCCAGATAAAAGACCTGACACATGGCGAGAGGACATAGCCAGTGAGATAGGAGATGTACTGTGGTACTGCGCTGCACTGGCTGATGATCTTAACTTAACGTTAGGTATGATAGCCTCACAGAACTTAGCCAAGCTACAGAAGCGCAAGGATAAGGGAACACTAGGTGGAAGTGGAGACACTAGATAAAAAAAAAATGGGGAGCTAAATGCTCCCCTTTGTGTATTAAAACAATCCCATGTCTTCCTTTGAGTATTCCAGTAACTCTATTAAATCTTCAAGAGATTCTATATCAGGAAGCCTCCCATTGTTTTGTTGTTTAAATCTCATAACTCCATACTTCCTACTATCACCATCTAACCTTCTTAATTGATCAGCGATTATAGCTTGTTGGTCTGCGTCTCCAAATTGAGGATCATTGAACTCTTCACGTAAAGCATTTGCAGTTTCTTTTACAATCTTACGTGCCATTATGTGTTGTTCTTTTTTAGTAGGCTGTTCACTAGCCATTTCTCTAGCTATCTCTACCATCATAGGTAGATAAATACTTATGTATTCATTCTCTGCTATTTTATTTTCGGGTATCCTTGACTTGCTACCTAACTCATATGTTGCATCAGCAAATCCTATTTCTTTTAAGTAGTCAGTAACGTCACTATCTCTTTCAGTAATAGTTAAACCAAGTGCTAGTCGTGAAGCTGCATCAGGACGTTCTTTTGCACCTTTAATTACATCCACTCGTTGTGGTAGTTCCTCTTCAAATGACGGTGCAGCCATACCACGTTGAGCCTGTTGTTCATAGAATGAGTTTACAAATGTAGACTCACCTATATTAACACTGCCTTTGAAGTCCTTTGCTTCTATGCCACGTATTCCTAGTGCACGTTGTGCCTCTGGTATTTGAAACAATGGGGTCAGGAATGTATTAGCATACTGCCCAAACATACGACCAAAAGCTTTTGCCCTTTGATCCTCTGCTATAATGTCTTGGCTATTTTCAATCATTGCACGAACTTCTTCAATAAAAATATTACCAGTTCCTGTACGAGCATTAGTGCCTAGCCATGTCTCCATCATTTCATCTACTTGTGTTCCGTACCAAGTTTCTAAAGTACCGTCCATGTATCTATCATACGCTTCAGTCATCCATCCCATTTGTCTCATAGGATATTGTGCCGATATATCTACCTGCTGTCCTTCATTAGCATACACAGTGTAATCATTTGTACCATATGCTTGTCTTACATCATATACTGCTTTTAGTGTAGCAGCACCTACTAGATTACGTGTTATGTCTTGTCTATCTCTTGCACTTAAAGGTCCACGAGCATCTTTTGATATGGCTCTTCTTATAACAGGTAACAAAGCTCCACCTGTATTTTGAGCTAAATATTCCATAGAGTTAAACATAAATCTTGGAAAGGGTATTATGACTGTAAGACCAGATTTAGTAATACCATTAGTCATTGCTTTGAATGGCGCAAAGTCTGGTTGTTTAGCATACGTAACATCTAACGCTTTGTTAGTAGCCTGTTCGACCATGTTTAAAAAAGAAGTGCCACCTTCAGGACGTACAGTAGCAGCGTCATTTAGCATGTCCTGTATCTTACCCTCTTTCAAGGCAGTCTGTAAATCCATATCCCAGTTTACTTTTACTTGACGTTCAAGCTCACCTAGAAATGTAGCTCTACGTATGATATGTTCTTGCCAACGGTTAGGTGTATTAACTGCCCATACAAAGTCTTCCATACGTGAAGTTACTGCATCAACACCTTTGCCTACTTTAGTTGTTGCCTGACCTTTACCAGTGTACTTTTGTATTTCCTGTATACTGCTATACATCCTACTAAACTGCTCTGCCAGTTCAGGTCTGTCTAAAATGTAGTCTGTAAATTGTTGAGCACGAGTTTGATCCATAAACATGTAACGTAAATTGTTCATAGACCCTGACCATGTACCGTCACGTACTAATGGATTAACAGAACTAGCAAACTTGCCTATTGCTTTAGCTGTGGTGTCACCTGCCTCTTTAGATTTAGCGTATGTTAGCAACGCAGTGTCCATAACGTCAGCAAGAGACTCCATAGGAGCACGTATCATACCTGACTGAAAGTTACGTGCAGCAGTTGCAACAGACGAAACCATAAGACCACGCCTTATGTTCTCCATTCTTAGAACAGAACCTGCCCACAGTCTGCCAAAAGCTTTCTGTGTTTCTATTTTAGCTGCCGCTTCCTGTGCTTCTTTCACAGATGAGGGTTTTAATCTTTTTATTTGAGATAATTGATTAAGTAATTTACCTGCATCTGACCCTGAACCTACAATACCAAGCACATATTCTTCAAAAGATAGCCCTCGTTTAGTTAAAGCTGCCAATAAATCTTCTGAACCTAATAGATCACCTTCTAATGTAGCATCAAATAATTTATCTATTAAAGCACCACCACCTGCTTGATCTAGTTTCTTTGATAACTCTGGGTTTGATTTTTTTAAGTCAACAATAGTTGCAACAAACATATCCATTTTTTCAGGATCAAGGATAGGTATAGCTAGCGACTCATCATTTATAGCATAGTCTGAAAGGTTAAGACTTTTACCGTCACTGCCTTCAAAAACATCATCAATGTAATAGTCTGTAACTTTTTTCTTACCTGTTTGTCTGACTAGTTGTGGGTCTACTATTAAATTACCTGCAGCATCTTCTTTAGAAATAGTTACCTTAAACTTTTCCTCAAACTCAAGTATTAATCTATTACGTAAGGTTTTATTTTCATTTGCTGTAGTTGCGGCTGCACGTTTTATTTCTGCGGCACGTTTAGTTTCATTAAGCATAGCATCTTGCACTTCATTATAAGCACCTCTGCCGCCACTTATAGCTTCCCAACTTTTGTTAATTCCTTTTACCGCTACCTTGGCTAAAGGAATAGCAGCTATAGTATTCAATACACCCATAGCCGCATGTCCTGCAGCAGCTTTTAAATCGCCACTACGTACAGACTCTTGTACATCTTTAAAATTATGTGGTACTTCTACTGCTACAGTTACAGGATTAAACCATTCATCTGCACCTATAATAAAATTTAATTGTGGTATGGATAAATAACCCTGATCTACAGCAAACAACAGTTGTTCTGTTAGCCCACTAGTTACAGCATTTCTACTATTTAAAAAGTTGAGAGTTTTTTCTTTGTCTTTTTGATACTTTACTTCAAATCTGTTTCGTTCATACTCTGTCATCTCTTCTAAACTATCAGTGTATGGAACTCTACCGTCAAGGAGCATTTGATCTGGGTCTTGTTTTGATTTTATATTTTCTATTAACTGTTGCGCTGCAGGATCACCTGCCTGTGCTTTTTTATATATGTCTGTATTTCTTAAATCGTTTATTCTATTTTGTGCAAAAATTGCTATGTCTTCTTGTTTGCCAGTGTCGTACAATTCTAATAGATATTTACTGTATGCATTGTCTATAATTTCTTCAGGGGTTATTGCACGTTTTATTTCTTCTGCTTCATCTACATCAACATCATCTGGCTCATCTATTAGCTGATTTACATCATCATAAACCTGTGGCTGTGTTACATCTGTTTCAGTCATAGATATAGGCGGCACAGAGATTTCTGTGTCGGACATTATATCTTCTGCATTAACGATAGGTAAATCTTTATTTACTTTTGGAACAAGAAAAGGATTTACTGTAGTACCCGAATCCTGTTTAAAAAATGGGTTTATTTCTACCACATTAATTCCTTTCAGTATATTCCCCTGCATCATGGAACATATCGTATAATATTTTTTCTTGATATTTTATTGGACGAACAGGTATTCCTGTAAAAACTTTTATTCTTATTGTATCAACGCCATCAACTTTTTCTTTAACTAATACTACGTCACCTACTCTGTATTCTCCTGCTGATCCTTTTTGTACTTCTGTAACAATATCTGTTGGAGACATTGTACCATCTGCATTTTTTTGAGTTTTAAAATAACCAAATTTTTTAATGTCGTCATCTTCATCTGCTTTACTAACAACTTTTCTACCAAATTGTGTTAATGAAGTTAAAGCTGCATCTCTTAATCTTTCTGCTTTCATAAGTAGTCTTCGATCAACAACACCTTCTTCTATGTTTGCATCTGCCTCTATACTTGCGGCTGCATTTAACTTTGCAACAGCAGCAGGGCCTTCTCTTCCTTCTAGTTTACTTGTTATATTACCGTCTATATCTACAGTAAAATCTAAATCTTGACGTGCTAAAGATAAAGCGTCCTTAACTATACGACCACGAGACTCTTTACTAAACCATTCTGTTTGATTTTTTGTTTCAGGCTCTGCATCTTTAATTCGTTGCTTCCAATCTTTTACGATACTTTCTTCCTCTAAATATTCTTCACTGCCTATACCATACTTTGTTTTTGCATCTATTAAACGAGATACAGCAGCAGCATGACCTGCCTGTAGTGTAGCATATTCTTTAGGTTTCTTTTCACCTTCACCTAATATCTCACCAAGTACACCTGTTTGAAGTTCATATATATCTGCTGACTCATCAACTTCTCTATTGACAGTCATAAGTGCTGACTCATTACGTGGGTCTTGTTGATCTGAGTGTATAAGAGAACTATCTAATATTGTGGTAGGGTTAATTCCTTTAGCTACAGCTTTAGTTGCAAAGTCACTGTATAAAGCTACTGTATTAGAACCGCCTTTTAAAATCCAACTTGCTTGTGCGTCTGTATACCCAAGTGATTTAAGCATAACTGCATTTTCTTCATTGCGTTTATTTTCTGCACGTCTTTCTGCAGAACGTTGTAAACGTAGTTTAGTTGCCTCTTCTTCTGCAAGCATATCAAATCTAAACTGTCGTTCTTCTTTTTCACGCATACCTTGCGCTGCACCTCGGCTCATACCACCTATAAATGCTCCAAAATTAAATCCCATCTGTTACTCTCCTAGACATTAATCCACCAGTAGGTTGCTCTTCGGTATTAAGTTCCTCTACCATGTCTTCTTCTGGTAGCATCTCTTTTTTAGTTTCGTCACCTTGTTGTTTACGTACTTTATTAATAGCACGAGCAATTGCAGCATCTGTAGGTTTATCTTTTTTCATATCTACGCTAGATCCCATATCATATTCTATATCGGATTCTTCTGCTAAATAAGCCATAGTCTCAATCAATATAGGTAGTATAAGTATACCTACATCTAAAGTATGTTTACCCTCCATTGCCCCTGCAGTTTGCATAGCGTTAGCTATAGTCGTAAGAGGTATTCCACTTTCCATAACGTCAAATAAATTGTCTAACATATCTGGATTAATTATACGAGGGATATAGTATTCTAATGCTTCTTCAACAGTACTATACTGTGGAGGGTTTTGCCAAGGTCTATTGCCTACCTCTGCTGTAAGTGACTGTCCTGCTATAGGAGCATCTAACATTGGACCTACAGTTTCAACCATTTTTTAATTCCATTCTTGCTTTACGTATTTCATTAGTATAACGTGCAACACGTTGTCTAACATCTTCTTCCTCTGTATTAGGGGTATCATTAACATTACGTGCTAATAGTCCCATACTTTGTTCTTTCTTTGGTTGTTTTTCTTCTGGCATAGCTAAGTTATTCATAGCTTGAAATCCTACATTATACATTATTTTATCCTATTCCAAATACATTACCTAAAATACTACCACCTAAACTGGTGCTTAAATCTGACGTAAATAATTTACCTATAAAATCTCCAAAACCTGCAGATGACTGAAAGTCACCTTCTAGTTTTGCAAGGTCATAAGCTTTATCTGCTTGTAATTGAGCTAATGCCATATTAGCAATACGACCTCGCTCATTTTCAGCAGATGTCCATGCCCATTCCATATTGTCACCATAGAATTGCCACAAATTATTATAGGCAGTCTGAGAATAACCTAGTAATGCTTGAGCATTTAATTCATTAGCACGATTAACTGCGGCTGTATCGGCTGTTGCTACTTCTCTACGCCATGTTGCGTTTGCCTGATCAATAAGTAAACGGTTTTGAGCATTAAATTGATCACGTTGATTATTAATTTCTGCATTAAAACGTTCAACTACATTAGTTTCACCTGCATTAAATTGTGCTTGTGCATTAGCCTGTGACGTGTTAAACTGAGAAGTTTGAGATTTTAAACTTGCAAAGAATTGATCAACTTGATTTTGAGAACTTGCATTAAATTGTTCTGCTGCATTTAATGCGGCCTGATCAGTAAACAAAGACTGTATACGTGACTCAGCTTTAAACATTTCCATCTGTTGTTGATTAGATAAATTAGCTAAATCCATCTGTAAAAAGTTTTGTGCATTTTGAACTGCTGCTTGTTGACGGTTATTTAAATTAGCCATATCTAAATTAGCTAATGCTGCAGCTTCTGCCATTATTAACGCTTGTTGATTAGACAAGTTTTGTAAATTCATTGTGTTTGCAATACGTGAATTTTCTAAAGCTATTTGTTGTTCAGCCGTAAAATTCATATTAGCAACATCGCCAATACGAGCAGAGTTAGCTACACGAGCTTGAAAAGCCTGATCAAATTCTTGCTGCATAAAAGATGCACGTTGTTCTGCAGCAAGCATTGCACGTTGTTGTCTGTTAGATAAATTTTGAGATTCAAAACTTGCTTGTGTAGCTGCATCTATTTGAGCAATAGGTAGTGCAGCTTCCATAGCGGCTTGTATAACTGCTTGTCCTGCCATAGAAGAAGCACCTAAACCTCTTGCAGCAAGATTTGCCATAGCTGCTCTCATTGATCCTGCTGCCCATGCAGGTGTCTTACCCCCTTCAAACTGCTCCATAAGTCCTTCTAGTTGACCTTGTACGGTAGCTTTAGTAGAAGGTTCTGCTGTCGCAGCTTCAATTTGTTCGGTAAATGCAGCAGCTTTTTCTGCATTAGCTTCACCAGAAATAAGTTCACCGTCTTGGATTTCCCTTTGCACAGGGTTATCCATAGCAATGCCAGTACCTTGTGCAGCTTTTAATTCAGATAAAGAACTTTCTTCTTGTTGTGCAGCTTCAATCTCAGGAGTCTCTTCTTGCTGCGGTGCTTCAAATTCATCTAAGGCTTCTTCAACTTCACCTGCATACTCTACTACTCCTGCTAAATTTGCGTCAGTTACCGTAGGGTCTTCTGCTGCATAAGTTTCCGCTAGTGTAGTAGGAACATTTGTTGGATCTTCTAATTGACCAGAAGTAGGGTCTACAAGTTGATCTTCTGTTATCTGTGTTCCAACAGGAACTACTGTTGCCCCTTCAGGTAAACCTGGAGTTTTAGCTAAGTCAGCCTGTACCTCTACTAAATCTTTACCTGTTAAATCAGGCTGTTGTGGTATGTATTGTTGTGTAAGAGCACGAGGATCTTGTTGTTCTAGTCCTGCAGCAGGATCAGGTTCAGGTGGTTTTACTACAGGAGGATCATCTATAACAACACCCCCTTCTGCCATTTGTTTTGCACGTTGTGTATACATATTCATCATTTGATTTTTGTCTGGATTATTATTTAAATAACTATTAAAACCAGACATGTCTCCAGAATACCCAAGATTTTGTGCAATTCTTTGCATTGCTTCAGGTTTAAAACCGCCAAATTTATTTCCTGATGGTTTGGGCATAGGTTTTACAATTCCTCCCATTGAAAGTTTTTTAGCATTTAAATTTTTAACCATGTCTTATTCCTTACTTACCCATTGTCATCCACACTGCACCTGCAATAAATGTTAGCAGTGCGACAGTGGTTAATTTAACTACAGTTGACCAGAACGATTTACGTGTATCACGCCATGCTTCTAGTAAACTTCTCATTTCTATAATATCTTTTTGAGCATCATCATCAAGTAATCCAATAGAACGTAACGCTTCTTTAGCTCCACGTCTAGCTGCGTTGTCTAGCATCTCTTCTAGTTTTTCTGGGGTAAGATTAATGTTGCTCATATTCTACCTAATAAAATTATAAATGTCAAGTTTTTACTAATAATTCTGTTGCAGAGATAGCAGTCCCTGCCAGTACACTTGGGCTATCCGCTGTTGTGCTTATTGTTCCATCTGTCTGTACAAAGTATTGCTGCCCTG